TGATGGCGCACTTATCTATGCAATTGGTAAGATTTATGACCCATCTGGTGCTGTCCAAGAGGGTGATAAACAAACTATTCTTGGCAATCGTTCTATCCCACAATCTATCAAGGCTTATGCTCAAAAAGCATTAAATGGTCAAGCATTGTTGCCAGAAGAACGTGCAGGTTTACTTTCTGTAGCTGGAAAAGTTGTTGAAGCAAAGGCTCGTAATCTTGAGGCTCAAAAAGCCCCTTACGCTAGCATTTCTCAACAATTAGGTGGCAATGGTTCTTTGTTGCTTAATCCGCTTTCAGAGGCTTTAACTGCTCCTGTTGAGAAGCCTGTTGGTATGCCAACCATGAGCGATATTGCTGCTGAAATTGCTAGACGTAAAAAGGTTCAATAATGGACTTAACTAAACTGTCAGACGATGACTTGATGGCATTGCAATCAGGCGACTTGTCAAAAGTCTCTGATGCAGGTTTAGCTATTCTTAGTGGTGAAAAGCCTGTTGAGGTTGCGCCTCCTAAGAAAATGACAAGGGCAGAGGCTATCAAGGAAATTACTAGCTATCCTCGTCCAGAACAAATGCAACTAGGTAGTGCTAGCGACTTTGCTCGTCAGTTAGGTTTGACAGGTCGAGCAGCAGTAACTGGTGCTTTGTCTATTCCTACAATGGGTGCTGATGCGCTTACAGGTCTAATCAATCTGTTGGCAGGTCGTCAAGTCATGCAACCTACTAGCCAAGCATTGCAAAGCCTGATGACACAAGCAGGTGTTCCTACACCTAAGAACGCACAAGAGCGTGTCGTTCAAGATGTAACAAGCGCAGGTTTTGGTGTTGCTGGCCCTGCTTCTGTGGCTAGAAATATGCCATCGGCAGTTCAAGACTTTTTCACTAAGAGTTTAGGAACTCAAGGCGCTGCTGCTACGGCAGGTGCATTGGCATCAGGTGCTGCTCGTGAAAGCGATGTTGGCCCTGTTGGTCAAACTGTTGGTGCTTTGATGGGTTCTATTGGTGCAGGTGGTGCAGTAGGTGCTGCTCCTATCATTGCTAGAACTTCTAAAGAGGTTGTTCGTCCATTTACACAAGCAGGTCGTGAAGTTATTACAGGCAATGTGTTGCGTAACTTGGCTACTGATGCTGAACAAGCAATTAAAGCTGGTGAGACTTTTGTTCCTAAAGTTGGTGGCTATACACCTACGACTGCACAAGCGACTCGTGACATTGGCTTGATTAGCGCAGAAACTCCTATCCGTGGATTGGATGTAACTGGTGGTCGTTTCGGTGTTCAGACTGCTGAAGCTAATCAGGCTCGCATGGCTGTATTGAATCGTCTTGCTAAAGATGAGGATGTATTGCAAGCTGCTTTAAAGAAGCGTGATGAGGTAACTGCTCCATTGCGTGAACAAGCGTTTGCTAACTCTACTGTTGACCCTGACACATTCCAGTCTGGAATTGCTTTAACAGTTAACAAGACTATTGACGACATTCTCAATTCTCCTGTTGGCAAGCGTCAGACAGTTATGTCTGTACTAAATAACGCTAAAGACGACATTGCTCGTGCAACTACTCCTGCTGAACTTTATGAGATTCGTAAAGACTTGAGGGCTGCTGCACAAGGTTTGCTAGATAAGTCTGCAAGCAATGGCCCGACTTCTGGTGCATTTAGAGCAGCTAAACCTCAACTTGAGGCTGTCATTAGTGCTGTTGACGATGCTATTGAGGCTGGTGCTACTGGCTACAAAGACTACTTAAGAAAGTACGCTGCTTCTAGCAAAGGAATAGAGCGTCTTGAAGCTGCTCAACAGTTTAAGAATAAGGTTCTTTCAACTACTCCTGACCCATCACGAGTTAACGATTATCTAATTTCTCAACCTAAGTTCTTAAATGCTATTCGTTCAGCAGAGAAAGAGACTAAGTTATCTAATACTCAGTTAGCTGTTTTGCGTAAGGTAGCAGAAGACTTGGATAGTGGTGTATTGCCAAGAGCGACTAAACCTGCGGGTTCAGATACATTTAAAAACATGAGTACTGCTAACGTGATTGGTGGATTGATTGGCAAGCAAATGTTTGGTGATGTTCCACTTGCTTTGCAGAAGGTTGCTGCACCAATGAACTGGCTTTATAACGGCACAGACGATGCAATTCGTGAGTTGTTGGTTGATGCAATGCTAGACCCTAAACTAGCATCTACATTGATGAAAAAAGCATCGGTTATGACAGTAGAGCCTCTAAACAGAGAATTGCAACGCAAAGCACTAGCATTGGGCTATGGTGCTGCATTTGGATTAACGGAGTAATTTATGGCAAAGACAAAAATCTCAGAATTTAGCGCAACCCCTGCTAACAACACAGACATCGACGGCATTAACATTGCGGAGGGCTGTGCGCCTAGTGGCATTAACGATGCTATCCGTGAGTTGATGAGCCAATTGAAAGACTGGCAAGCAGGTACATCTAATGACCCTTATGTTATTGGCTCTTCTGGTAGCCTGACACTTAACCAAGGTACAGCCAATGGCGTTCTGTATTTGAACGGCTCTAAGGTTGCTACAAGCGGTTCTGCGCTTACTTTTGATGGTACTAATTTGACTGTCAATGGTGGCGCAGTCAACTTAAATTATTCTGGTACTAACTATGCAAGTTCTGCCATTGTTGGTCTTGACTATTACTTCACTACAGCTAATAGCGCATCAATTATCGTCAATTCTGTAAACAGCACTCATGTTTGGCGAGGTGCTGGCTCAGAACAAATGCGCCTAACCAGCACAGGTCTGGGTATTGGTACAAGTTCGCCTTCTACGCTTTTTCACATTGCTGGTGGTAACCCTATTGCGCTGTTGCAAGAAACCGATCAAGCGGCTAACTCTCAACGTTGGGGCATTCAGATCGAGACTTCACTATTCAAGATTCGCGCATTCAATGACGCAATGAGCAGTGCTACCGATCTTCTGATTGGTGATCGATCAGGCAATCTAGGCTTGGGAGTTACTCCTAGTGCTTGGGGCGCACCGCTTTCTAAAGCGTTGGAATTTGCCAATGGATGCTATGTAACCGCATAAACAGGTGCGGGCGCACGTTCTATTTATGTTGGTGCAAACAACTACTACAACGGCTCATCTTACATTTACAAAAACAGCAACTACGCCACTCAATATCAGCAAGTTGATGGTTCACATATTTGGTTCAACGCCGCATCAGGCACAGCAGGAAACGCCATTACCTTTACTCAGGCGCTAACCCTCGACTCAGATGGTTCGTTGCTTATTGGTGATACTAGCGCACCAACAAATGGTCTAACTTCTGCCGCCTTATCTACAAAAGGTCAAGGTACTGGTGGAAGTCGTAGATCTACCGCTTCGGCTATGGGAATTACATCATCGCTTGCTCAGAACGCAACTGCTAATACTTATTCATTTGGTGGATATGGTGGATATGGGTTGTTTGTTGCTGAAGGTGGTGACCCAAATGCCGCATGGAGAGCAGCCGCAATTGTTTGGAGTACTGGTGCAGCATTAACAATTTTGAATCTTGGTAGTAGCAATATTACTGTAGGCTCATCTGGAACTACGATTACAGTTCAAAATACAAGTGCAAGCTCGCAAACAATTGCTTGGTCAATGTTGGTTTTAGGATAAACATGAATCAAGCATTAGTAGCAGAATACTTTGACCACAAGGATGGTCATTTGTACTGGAAGAAAGTCATACACCCTAACAAACAATATCTTGTTGGTCAGGAAGTTGGCTCTATCCATCCTACAGGCTATCGTCATGTCACTTGGATGGGTAAGCCTCACAAGGTTCACCGATTGATTTTCTTGCTTGAGCATGGTTACTTGCCAAAAGAGATTGACCATATCAATGGTGACAGACAAGACAACCGCATTGAGAACTTGCGTGAAGCCACTAGAAGCGAAAACCAATATAACAAGGCTATGTGCAAGAACAATACATCAGGCTTTCGTGGCGTGAGTTGGCACAAGCACAGTAAAGCATGGCTTGTCAGGTTATGCGTCAATGGTAAATCCAAGATTATTGGTTACTTCAAAGACTTGGAATTAGCAGGGCTTGTCGCTGATGAAGCACGAGCATTACATCACGGCAAATTTGCCAAACAGTTTTAAAAGGAAAAATCATGTCTATTACTTACAACTGGTCAGTCTCAAATCTTGATAGCAACACGGCAGACGGGTTCGTTTTTTGTGCCCATTGGCAAGTTAGCGCAGTAGACGGAGAGCACTCTGCCTCTGCCTACGCAACAGTCTCATGGGCTGAAGGTACTCCTACGATTCCCTATGCAAACCTCACAGAATCTGAAGTTCTGTCATGGGTATGGGAAAGCATCGACAAGGAAGCTACAGAGGCTTCATTGGCTGCTCAGATTGAGTTGCTGAAGAATCCTGTAAAACAAAGCGGAACTCCTTGGTCTGAATAAACGAGAAGCCATCACTCGATCTTGATGGCACACTAGGAGAAAATCATGGGCGAGAAAAAAACAAACCCTGTGACAATTGATGGCATTGATTACGATGCAAATGACTTTACTGATCAACAGAAGATGATTTTGGATCATGTTGTTGATTTAGATCGTAAACTTAACTCTGCTAGATTCAATGTTGACCAATTACAAGTTGGTCGTGATGCATTTTTCAAGATGTTAAAAGATTCATTAGAAAAGCAAACGGAGCAGTAATGAGCGATGTCAGCCACGAACAAATCTATAACCGACTGCTTGCAGTTGAGTTAAAGGTAGATGAGATCGATAAGAACACCAAAGGTCTTGTGGAAGCGATTAACGCTGCCAACGGAGCTGTAAAGGTTCTTAACTGGATCGCATCTATTGCCCAACCAGTTCTATGGATTGGCGGTTTGATCGTGGCGGCAGGTGCTGTTTGGCAAACTTGGATTAAAAAGTAATGGCTGTAAAGCAACAGTTAGAAATACCGCCAGTTCCCAACTTGGGAGCTTCTGGTATTGCTTACTCTCAAGAGGTCCAGAACCAGAATAATGGCTCTTTAAGGACTTTCTTTATTAAGTTGGTTAACGCTGTTCAAGCCTTGACTTCTGCAAGTGGCGGAAAGTATATAAATTTCCCATATGGGGCTTTTCAAGACTCTACAGATCAAACTGCATCAAGCACAACTACTGCTTATGCAATAACTTTAAATACAACAGATTTCTCTAATGGTGTAACTTTAAGCAATAGTTCAAGGCTTAATGTAACCAATGCAGGGCTGTATAACTGCCAATTCTCTATACAGTTCAAAAACACCACAAACGATAGCCATGATATTGATATTTGGTTTCGTAAAAATGGAACAAACATAACAAGTTCAAATAGCAGATTCCATATTCCTGCTAGAAAAAGTAGTGGCGATCCAAGTCATATTATTGCCGCACTTAACTTCTTTGTTGATATGGATGCTACAGATTACATTGAAATCGTTTGGAGAACTGCAGATACTGGTGTATCAATAGAGGCTTATGGTACTAGTACATCCCCAACTAGACCTGCAATTCCAAGCGTTATTGTTACAATGTCCTTTGTTTCCACCTTACCTGATTGATTAAGTATGGCTTACATTCCACTCCAAATTCCACCAGGTGTATTCAAGAATGGTACAGAGTATCAGGCTAAAGGTCGTTGGAATGGATCTAATCTAGTTCGTTGGTTTGAAGGAACTATTCGCCCAGTTGGTGGATGGCGTAAACGCACAACTACTCAATTGTCTGGCAAAGCTCGTGGATTGATTAACTGGCGTGACAACTCAAATAACCGAAGAATTGGCATTGGAACACATTCAAAGCTCTATGTTTTGAGTGAAAGTAATACTTTAACAGACATTACGCCAAGCGGATTTACTGTTGGTGATGCTGATGCAGTCCAAAAGATTGGTTATGGCTATAGCACTTATGGTAGCTATGCCTATGGTATTGCCAGACCTGACTTAGGATCTGTCACTCCTGCCACAACATGGTCTATGGATACATGGGGTGAATATCTGGTTGCTTGCTCATCTAAGGATGGACAACTTCTTGAATGGCAGTTGGATACTGGCACTGACGCTGCCGCCATTACAAATGCTCCAACGAGCTGTACTGGTTTGGTTGTCACTCAAGAGCGATTCTTGTTTGCTTTGGGTGCAGGTGGAAATCCTCGTAAAGTTCAGTGGTGTGACCAAGAAAACAATACGCAATGGACTCCTGCTGCAACCAACCAAGCAGGTGACTTTGAACTTACTACTGTTGGCTCTTTGCAGTGTTCTAAGCGTATTCGTGGCACTACCATCTTGTTTACAGATGTGGATGTCCATACTGCCACTTACATTGGTCCACCCTACATTTACAGTTTTGAGCGTGTTGGTACTGGCTGTGGCGTGATTTCTAAGCAAGCAGTAGCCGCTACTGACAATGCTTGTATTTGGATGTCTGGTTCAGGATTCTGGATGTTTGATGGCTTTGTTAAGCCTTTGCCATCCGATGTTTCTGACTATGTTTTTGGAAACCTAAACACTACACAAGCCTCCAAGGTTTATTGCGTCCATAACTCAGCATTTGGTGAAATTTGGTGGTATTACCCAAGTTTGTCTACCAATGAGGTGGATTCTTATGTGTCCTACAACTATCGTGAGAACCACTGGGCTATTGGTACTTTGGATCGTACTTGCGGTACAGATCGAGGCATTTTCAGCAATCCAATTTTGGTTTCTTCAGATGGATATGTCTATGAGCATGAAGTTGGTAACAACTATGACTCCCAGACTTTATATGCCGAGTCTGGACCAATTGAATTGGGTGCAGGTGACAGGGTAATGAACCTGACAGGATTAGTTCCTGATGAGAAGACTGCGGGTGATGTCAGGGCTAGTTTCAGTACTAAGTTCTACCCAAATGCGACTAAATACACGCATGGTCCATATACTTTGTCTTCTCCTACTTCAGTTCGTTTAACTGGTAGACAGATTGCAGTAAAGATTGAAGCGGTTGCTTTAACTGATTGGCGAGTTGGTGTTATCAGATTTGATGGGAAACCTGGCAGTTTCAGATGATTGACTACGAGAAATATAAAGTAGATGGCGAATTGCCATTGTGGGCTGTATATTTTCAAAAAGTAGAGAAAATTTTAGAACCTGCTTTAGAATACGATAATACGCATAATATGCAGGACGTAGCTGACTGTATTGACAGTAGTACGATGCAATTATGGACAAGTGATAACAGCGCAGTAGTCACTCAAGTGCAGATATTCCCAAGAATGAGGGTATTGCACATATTTTTAGCGGCAGGTGATCTAGCAGATCTAGAGACTCTCACCCCCCGTATTCAGAAGTTCGCTGAAGACATGGGATGCCAAAAAATCACCCTGACAGGTCGTAGGGGTTGGTCAAGAACTTTTGTAACTAAATTTAACATGAAGCCAACACATTATTGGCTTTCTACGGAGGTGTAATATGTCTGGTGGTTCTAGTCAGCAAACAGCGCAACTTGATCCTGCATTGCGTGATGCTTATTTGCAAAACGTGCAAAACTCACAAGCTATTGCGGGTCAATTAGGCACTCGTCAATTTGCCAATTACAACCAAGATCAGGCTAGAGGCGCTCAGTTAACCAGAGACTTTGCAAATCCAAACAATGCAATCTTCCAAGGAATTGGTGCTGCATTTGATGTTGCAACTCGTGCTGGCGGTTATCAACCTCAGAATGTCCAAGCAACTCAGTATGGTGGCGCTCAAGTAGCTCCATCTGCAATGGCTGCCCAACAAGGTTATAACGCTGCAACTGGTCAAGCCGCTTCTGCAGGTCCTGCTTCTACTGCCGCTTCACAAGGCTACAATGCCGCAACATTTGGTGGCGCTCAAGCGGGTCCTGCCACACAAGCTCAAACAGAACGCTATACATCTTTAGGTTTTGGTGGACAGACTGCAGGACCATCTGCAACTGCTACTGGTCAAGGCTACACATCACTTGGTTTTACTGGTCAACAAGCGGGTCCTGCTGCACAAGCTAGTGCCGCCCAAATGGGTCGTGATGCTGTTCGTGATGTGAACGCTGCAGGTGTTTCTGGTCAACAAGTAGCCTCTACTGCTTTGGGTCAGATTGCTCCACAAGCTCGTCAGAATATTCGTGATGTTCAAGCAGGTTCATTTTTGAACCAGAATGTTCAGCAATACATGAATCCTTACACTAAGGCTGTTACTGAGCAGTCCTTGAAGGATCTAGAGCGTTCACGCCAGTTGGAACAACAGAAGACTGCCGCATCTGCTACTGCTGCTAAAGCATTTGGTGGATCACGCCAAGGTGTTGCTGAAGCCGAAACAAATCGTGCTTATGAAGAGAATGCAGCTCGTTTGGTTGCACAACAGAATGCTGCAGCCTTCCAAGCCGCACAACAAGCTTCTGAGTCTGATTTGTCACGAGCCATGCAAGCTCAACAACTCAACCAAGCACAAGATGCCGCCACTACTCAACAGGCTTTGGCTCTGTCTGGTCAGTTTGGATTGGCTAATCAAGATGCTAGTCTGCGAGCTGCATTGGCTAATCAGGGTGTGGATGTCACAACTGGTCAAGCTAATATGCAAGCTCAACAGCAAGCAAATCTGGCTAACCAACAGGCTCAGAACCAGATGGCACAATTCAATGTTGGTAACCTCCAACAAGCAGGATTGGCTTCACAGGCTGCAGCTAATCAGGCTGCTCAGTTTGGCGCTCAAGCAGGTAACACTGCTAACTTGGCTAACCAAGCGGCACAAAACCAAATGGCGCAGTTTAATGCCCAACAACTTCAGCAAGCAGGTCTGTCTACTCAGGCTGCTGCCAACCAAGCTGCACAGTTTAATGCGGGTTCTGCAAACACCATTGCTGCCCAGAACGCTGCGGCTCAGAATCAATTGGCACAGTTTAATGCAGGTAACTTGCAACAAGCAGGTCTTGCAAATGCAGGTGCTTTGAATCAAGCAGGTCAATTTGGTGCGGCATCTGCCAACCAAGCCGCTTTGCAAAACGCTGCAGCTCAAAACCAGATGAGTCAATTCAATGCGGGCAATCAGCAATCAATGAACTTGGCTAATCAACAGGCTTTGAACCAAGCAGGACAGTTTGGTGCTTCTGCATTTAACCAAGCAGGTTTGGCTAACCAAGCTGCAATCAATGCGGCTAATGCTCAACAAGCAGGTTTATCACAGCAAGCAGGTTTGGCAAATCAGCAGAACTTCTTGCAAGCTAACTTGGCTAACCAACAAGCAGGTCTGAGTGCTAATCAGCAAAACTTGGCTGCTGCAGGTCAAATGGCAGGTATTGCTCAGAATGCTCAACAAATGGGTTTCCAAGGCGCTCAAAACTTGTCAAACTTGGGTCAATTCCAACAGCAGTACACACAACAGCAGTTGGATGCAATCCGCAACTTGCCTTTGGAACAACAACAGATTGTCAACCAAGCGTTGGGTCTCAATATTGGCGGTGGATCTGGTACAACATCATCATCGTCTTCTCGCCAAGGTCTGCTTGGTGTGCTTGGACTTTAAGGAGTTTCTATGTTTAATTTTGGCTTGCTATCTGATGCTGCACTGACAGGATTGAGTGACACTGAGAAGGAGAGTTTGCAAAAGCAAGCTACTACTCAGTTCTTGCTTGGTTCGTTGTTAAGCAATGATGCTTCTATGGGCTTGAAGTCTGCTTTGACTGTACCAGATCAGTATTTGAGTGGACAGAAAGCAATTGCTGAAATGAACGAGAAGGCTCGTCAGCGTGGTGAGTTGTCTGGTTTCATGGAAAAGTATCTTCCAACGCCATCACAAGCAGGTCAAAGAGCATTGGGTGCTACAGGTAAAGGTCCTACAGTAGCTGCAGGTCAGATGCAACAAGACATCTTAAATGCACCTATTGATTACCAACAGGCTTTAACTGATTCTTTGCGTTTGACTGGTAATCCTGCACAAGCACAGATTCGTGAAACTTTAACTGCTATGCAACCTAAGTTTCAAGGTGATTTGCGTGTTGATGCAAGCGGTCGTATTGTTGGTTCTTTGCCAACTAATAAAGATGGCATTCAGACTAGATTTAATCCTGTTACAGAACAGTATTCTGCAAATCCAGTGCAGAACTATATGTTGTCTCAGATATTGACTAAGCCACCAGAGGTATCAACTAATACTATGCTTGTACCTCTGCAAGGTGGTGGTTTTGTTCAGCAAGCTATTCCAGGTGCTGCAAATGCTATTCAAACTGTTGAAGGAGCTAAAGCTGTTGCTCAAGCAGCAGGTCAAGTTGAACAAATTGTTGATCCAATTACACAGCAAAAGAAATTTGTGCCACGATCAACTTTGTTAGGCGGTACGCAGCCTAATGTTGGTGGAGTTGGTGGAGTTACTGGTGGTGGCGGTGTTGCTGAAGTTTCTCCATCACAAAAGACTATGAATGAAACTGCTGACGCACGTTTTAAATCATTCTCTAAATCAAGCCAAGATGCATCTGATACTGCAGGCGGTAGAAAGCTTGCTGCCCAACAGTTATATGATTTGTCAACAAGAATTGATAACAATAAATTGACTGGTATTCAGGCGGGTCTTTACAGCTACATGAATGCAATTCCAGGCATTGGAAAGATGTTTGAGCAAGACATTACTGATGTCACTCGTATGAATCAAGCAATTGCTACAGCTCAGTTGGAGAAGACCGCACAGCAAAAGGGTGCTGCTTCTAACTTGGATGCACAAGTTATTGCTAAAGGTTATGCAACATTGACAGATCCTGCTTCTGCAACTCGTATGCTTGCTGCACAAGAAGAGGCTTTGGCTGACAAAGATCTTGCACGACAGAGATTTATTGAGAATTACTCAGGTGAACCTGGAAAGATAACTACAGCATGGGAAAAGGCTCCTGAAAATCAGCCAATTTTTAACCATCCAAAGTTCAACCAATTTTTGACAGAACAAGTAGTTAAGTGGCAACAAGGTGGTTCACAGGGCGCTCCTGTAATGCCAGCAGGTTTTACAGTTGGACGTAGTAAATCCAGTGGCGCTATTTTGATTAAGAAGCCTGACGGATCTTTGTTTACAGTAGGTCAATAATGGCAACTAAAGACGAAATCTTTGCTTTTGCTGCTCAAGAGGCAGAACGCCAAGGTGTTCCTCTTTCGTTAGTGCAAGGCGTTGTTGATACTGAATCACAAGGTATCTTCAACGCTATTGGACCTAAAACAAGATCTGGTGATCGTGCCTATGGTCCTATGCAGTTAATGAGTGCAACTGCTAAAGATCTTGGTGTAAACCGAATGGACTGGAAAGATAACATCCGAGGTGGTGTTAAGTATCTTGGTCAACTATCACAAAGATTCCAAGATCCTGTTCTGGTTGCCGCAGCATATAACGCTGGTCCAAGCAATGTTGAGAAACATGGTGGTGTACCTCCATTCAAAGAGACTCAAAATTATGTACAAAAGGTTCAAAACTATATGGCTAAATCTACAAGTGATGATGATTTCGTTCCTTTCGGACAAGAAACAACAGCTAAAGCGACTCCTCAAGCTGTAGCCGCTGATGATTTTGTGCCTTTGACTGGTACACAACAACAGACACCACCTAAAGCTAAAAGTGGTCAGTTTTTACAAGATGTACAAACAAGCTTCAACCCAATGGATGTTTTGCGTGGCAAGACTACTAGTGGTCAATTGATCTTTGGTACGGCTGATTTGCTTGCAAAAGGCATTACTGGTGGACTCAGCAAACTCGGATTTTCTGATGAATATCTTGGTATTGACCGCAATAAGCCACAACCTGCTCCGCAACCAACTCAGTCTATCAGTGACATTCTGAAAGGCACTTATAAAGTTGCTACAGAGCGCCCAGGTCTTCTTGTTGGTGGCATGGCTACTGGTTTGTTAGATCCTGCAAACTTGGTGTTGCCAGGTGCTATCCAGAAATCTATTGTTGGTGCAACTCCTACTGCTATTGCTCAAGCCGCACCTAGAACTGTGGCTTTGGCTCAGAATGTTGGTGCAGGTGCAACTACTGCAGGTTTGACTTCTGCTGCTCAACAACAAGCCGCAACAGGAACTATCAATCCTGCTCAAGTGTTCAATGAGGCGGCTGTCGGTGGTTTATTGACTACTCCTACTGCTTTGACAGGTGCTGTAACAACACCTAAAGCACCTGCAGTATTGGATCGTAAGCAACAGATTGCACAAACTGCTATTAATCAGGGTGCAACACTACCTCCAACACAAGTTAACCCATCAGTATTGAATAAGATTCTTGAAGGTTTCTCTGGTAAACAACAGACTAGTCAAGTTGCATCTATCAAGAACCAAGAAGTTATCAATGCTCAAGCTCGTAAAGCTTTGGGATTGGCTGATGATGTTGAGATTACACCTCAAGTATTGCAAGACTATCGCAATGTCAAAGGTCAGGCATATGATGCTTTAAGATCAAATCCTGCTTACTATTCTGACAAGCAATTCATAACAGAAATCAATAAACGCACTGCTGATATACAAAAGCTTGGATCTCTTGTTGACACAAAACCAGAGATGAATCTTTTGAATCAGTTGAAACAATTGCGTTTTGATGGCGATGCTTTGGTTGAAAAGATCAAGGTATTGCGCTCTGAGAGTGATGTGAACTTCAGATCTAATGATGCTGATAAGTTGCGTTTGGCTAAAGCTCAAAAGTTTGCGGCTAATCAACTTGAAGATCTTGCAGAACGAAATCTGAAAAACTTCAACCAACCAGATGTAATGGATAGCTTCAAGCAAGCTCGTAAAGATATTGCTAAGAGCTACACCATTGAGAAGTCAATGAACTTGGCTACTGGCGATGTTTCTGGTGCTAAGTTGGGTTCTAGAGCTGCTGCAGGAAAGATTGTTCCTAATGAACTGCAAGCCTTGGCAGATGCAGCTGCAGCTTACCCTTCAGCATTCCAAAATGTTGCACGAGTTGGTAGTGTTCCTGGCATTAGTCCTTTGGATGTTGGAGCCGCAGGTGTTGCTGCCGCATCTTCTGGCAGTCCAAGTATGTTGGGTACTGTTTTTGGTAGACCTGCTGTTCGTGCAGGGATTACAAGCGGTATGTACCAACGTAATATGCTTCCAAACACTCAGCCTCAAACACCAGGTTTGTTGAACAGGGTTACAACAGATCCTTTGCTCAACTATGGTTTGGGTCAAATGCCAGAATATGGCACTGAGCGTTTCTTGTTGAACCGATGATATGGAAGACTGGCTGCTTGCAACTCTTGCGGCAGTCAGTATGCTCTGTCTCATTATTTGGTCGGTATCAATCTTTATTTGGTACTGGATGTGATTAGTTTTTTATTGGCTGTAACTATTGAGTACAGGTGTATTAAGTGGACTTGGGTTGGAGATGTTTACAACCGAAAGGTCTACTGTATTGAATGGAAAAAGGTTGAAAAGAAATGATCCCTCTAGATCCAATTGCTGCTCTTAATGGTCTACAAAGTGCCATTTCAATGGTCAAAAAGGCTAGTAAAGTAGCCAATGACGTAGCTGGTCTTGCCCCAATGATTGGCAAGATGTTTGATGCCAAGAGTGCTGCTACTAAGGCATTGATTGAGTCAAAGAAGGGTAAAGGCTCAAACATGGGTCAAGCTCTTCAGATTGAGATGGCTCTAGAACAAGCCAGAGCATTTGAAGAAGAATTGAAGATGATCTTGATGCAGACAGGCAAGATTGATGTCTGGAATAAGATCAAAGAGCGTCAGGCACAGATGGATGCTGATGATGCCAAAGAGATTCGCAAGCTAAGAGAGCAAGAAAAGGCGCAAAAAGAAGCCGAAGAAGAACAGATGACTTATCTGATCGCAGGTTTGGCAATCGTTCTCTTGATTTTCTTGGTTTTTGTTGGCGTATCTGAAATTGGTGAAATGTGCGCTAAGTCAAAGTGCGGTAGATGAATGAGTATCAGAAACAATTTGATCTATTCTGCCGAATCATGTGCTATGGATGGGCAGTATGGTGGTTTCTTGGTTTTCTAAGATTCTTACCTGATGACCTATCCGACAGGATTGTTAACCTTTTATTGGGAAAGATTGGGTTATGAGAGTAACAACTTACCAACAAAATGCCATGATGCTATGGGAGGCTCACCGAGTGATCCACCAACAGAATATGCAAAGACTTGCAGAACTAAACAGACAAGCAGAACAGCAACAGAAAGCCCAAGAGATAAAGACTCAATGGGTTAATCATGTGGACGTAATGGCATGAGATATTTACTACTTTTGTTACTATTAACAGGCTGTGAAGACCGATACAGGTACTTTTGTCAGAATCCTGATAACTTTGTACATCCTCATTGCCAGAAACCTAAATGCCAGTTCACTCAAACTTGCCCAGAATACTTGGTCGCACCAATTCTTGAAAAGAAAGTAACAGATGTCCAACAAGAATCTAAACCTGTCAACTGAAGATATTGAAGTCCGAGTCTGGGGATTTGTGGTCATTATCGTGACCCTGATTCTTTGCTTTATTGTTGTCTCACTTCTCTACTCTGTCACCTTTGTGACTCAGCCAATCAAGTCAATGGCTCCGATTGACATGGCTTATACCAAGATGCTGAACGACATTGTTCTGCTGATTGTTGGCGGTATCGGTGGAGTGATGTCTAAAAGGGCTGTAGGAGCCGCTACAAACGCTTTAAAGCCGACTTCTGAGCCTACTCCACCTCCTAGTACTACTGCGCCTGTACAAGCTCCTGTAGCGCCTTCTGTCTCTTCCGTCTCTTCCGTCTCTTCTGTAGCTTCTGTCTCTTCTGTAGGTAACTTTAATTGGATGGGCTACAAGAATCCTGATTTGGATGAATCTTGGACACCTCCACCACCTCCGACAACTCCTCCAGATCACATGGAAGACAATGCCGAGCGTGAGCATATGGCTATGGCTAGAAAAGAGGTTGACTAATGTTTGGCATCCCACTTCCTTGGCTACTGGTTGGGTTATGTATAACCTTATTTGGAACTTACAGAGGTGGATACCATTTTGGTTGGTCAGATCGAGATAAAGAGATGCAGATTGAGATTGCTCGTAAAAATGAGGAATCTCGTCAAACTGAACTAAAACTGACTGAGCAAATTAACTCAACTGCCACCAAACTTCAGGAGACCACAAATGTTGTCAATCAAAAACAAAGTGCTTTGGATGCTGCCATTCGTGCTGGTAGGGTGCGCCTCCCCGCCACAAGTTGTGTACAAGCCCCCGCAAGTACCGCCCCTGCCACCACAAATAGCCCAGAAACAGGAAGTAAACCTGACAGACAGGTTGACCAAGCTTCTGATGCCGAGCGAGCAACCCTCCAAGCCATCGCAGAAATAGTCGCCCAGGGTGATAGAAACACTGCCCAATTAAATGCGTGTATTGACGCTTATAACGATGTTAGGAATCTTTTAAATGGTAACAAGTGAACAACTTAAAAAGCTTCACATTGGTGAGCAATGGGTAGATGCTTTAAAC